CTTTTAACTCCTCCTCAAAATCACAATAATGTTTGGAGGTTGTTGTCATGGGCAAATATATTTTTGGAGACACGAATCTCATGTAAATCTGTAAGGTTGCAGTTTGGGAGGATCCACTAGAATCAAATAAGGGATCTAATATCATTATGTAAAAATTGCCCAACTCCATAGGATCATAATTTGTTAAATTCAAGATTCTACGTTGATTAATAAATGGAACACTTAGTGAGATCTTACCTTTTGAACCAATGGGCAATATACAATGATCAAATCCAGATGCAATATTTGTATTTGCTAAAAAAGCTGCTCCTCCTACTAATGCTCTCTCATCTGGAACGTAAATAACCATAATGGATCCTTGCAAGAATTGATTTGCTGTGGTAGCAACAATAATCTCTGTACCTCCTTCAAACCATTTAAATCCATAAATTTTATCAGATACAAAAGTTATCGTAAATAACTGAGTGGGAACAGGTGCTGCAATAATTGTTCCTCTACCCATAGCAGTAGTAATAACTAATGTATTAATCAAATATTCTCTTTCTAACTGATTTCCTATATTCTCTGGTGGAATATTTAATTGTTGATATGGTTTTTGGATTAATGTTGCATCTGTAGAAACTTTTGGCATGTTTTCTTGATCCTCCATATAACCTAATGCTAAAGGGAAATTTGGTTTCAATTCCACAATAGTTTCAGCAAAATCACCAGGCATGTTCATACTAGCTTCCAACCTTAAATTGACATGCTCATCAAATGCATGAATAAGAAAATCCATATCTTTTTCAGGAACTTTAGGACCTTTAGAATAGAACATCTCAGTAAAATAGCAATAATAAAAAGCATCATCTCTCACAACGGGATAGAGGTATTCCAAACGCTCTTGAACTGCATCTAGAATCACTTTCTTATTATGTTCATAATAAGCTTCACCATGATGGCTACTCTCAATAAAGAAAGATCTTATGGAAGAAACAAATGCTTCATCAAAGTCTGAGGTTCTCTTAATATAATAAGGAATTTGCTCAACTACACTCTTAGCAAGAGGACATCTCATAATACCATCAATGTTAACAAAACTTCTTCCAAGATATGTGACATTTGTTAATTTTTCCTCACCAACAAAATCTGATTTAGAACTATGTGTTAAAGTTAAATTAAATTTTTTTTTAAAATATATAGCAGCCGTTTTCCATGTCACACCTTCAACATCACAAGAAAAAATAACATCATCTCCATAACAAACAACATAAAATTGGCCCACTTTCATACCTAAACCTTCAACAGCATCAGTTGCATAAATATACCACATTTGATAATTATACATAGAATTTCCCTCGGCTGTTGTTGAATCACCAGAAGGCCTACCATCATCAGTTTGATAAATAATTGTCTCATTTATTCTTTTAGGATGCATATAATTATCCCAAAGAATTTCTCGAACCCTCTGATTAACTGGATCATCATTATACCACTGATTAATGTGTTTAATAGTTATCTCTGCAATATAGGCAGGAACATCGCCATCAAAATTTTTAATATCAGCTGATACTAATGAACCAGTGTGTTTTGAGATATTTGTATGGAGTGCACCCAATGATGTGAATGTACATTAATTCCCACTGATACAGGTCCTCTAACACAAAACTCATGCAAACGAGTTTGCCAATCTAAAAAGTACATTCTGGAAAAAATCGTTAACAATAAAGGACAAACACTAAATAAACGAATAATTCCCTCTAAAACCTTAGCCAATTTTATTAACTCTTGCTTATACCCATCCCCAAAGATAAACTCAGGGGATTCTCCTCGGAGAAGCTTTTCCCAATATTCTTGAACAATTACTCGAAATGAAGGTTCAAAGGTAAAATTCACACCATCCCAATTTATGTATTTTTTCTTTCCCAAGGTATTACCCAATATCAAAGGCCAGCCACAAGAGGTGCCCAAAATAATGGATCTAAACCTACCTGGAATACCATTAATTGCCTCCTCTGGTGTTAAAACATAACCTCCCTCTGCTCGTCTAGGGTACAACCATAACAAATGGGGTAATAAATGATCAGGCACAGGTTGTGCAGGGAATGTACCTTGATGTAATTTTGATAAAGCTTTAATTTTTGGATTTATAACTTCTCCTTGATCATTTGTAAATTTCCCAGCTCTTGCAGGTGCATAGAGCTCATGTCCAAAAAGCCCATGCAATTTTGTTTTTATAAACATACATTTTTCTGGTGATGTATAAGCTTGGTTTCTTGGAACTTCTCTAATCTTATCAAAAGGAAATTTATCTGACTCCGTTCTTAAATCTATCTCTTCAATAGGAACTTTCATACCATCAAAAAATGAACGAGATAATTGTAGAGCAACACCAGTTTGCTGTTTTTCCAACTCATACGATCCAACATGCATACCAATAATGATAGGTACACCGCCAGGACCTTTCATAACTATAAGTCCTCCCGAATCACCACCTTCAGTTATGGCTCGGTATAAGAGTGCATCTGTCACATAAAAACAACCAACACCTTCCTCTTCATATTTAACCCTATCCTTTGTTTGATGCATAACAAGTTTGCGAATCTCAACAGCACATTCACGATCAATAGTCAGCAGAAAAATTGGCATACCTCGTTGAATCTCAAACTCACCTTTATCATATAAATACTTAACACCTGATGGAGGTAAATTCAC